GGAGCGTAGTTATCTCATTTATATATATCCATTTATTTTCCATATCCATTTATTCTATCTTCTGTTTCAATATATTCAATTATTTTATCGTATGTATCATAGAAGTATTTATACAATATATCTACAATTTCCTTATCTGTTATTTCCATATTATACAAGTTTTCCATCTTTAGTAAATTCGTACTCATTCGCCTCACAATGTTCAATCATGTACTCATCTGTTTGTTGATGTTCAAAGTCTCTCTCACAGGCGTACAATAATTGGTTAATAGCATCATCAACATCTTTTGTTTTATTCCATTCATCAATCAATTCATAGTCCATGCAATAGCCTGTCAATTCCTCAACAGACAAATCGTTTTTATGCTCATCTAAATACCATTCCCATTTTACATGACTAATTGCAGAACAAGACCAATCTATATTATAGTTAATTATCTTTATGCCAATTTCCTCAGCAAAGGCGTACAGACTTGCAATAGCATCATCAGACCAAAAGTATTCTGACACTAATTCAATCTTTGCATTTTCTTTTGCCTGTTCACTTAATTCGTGAAACTCGTAAATTTCTGTTTCAATTATTCTCATATTACATTCTTAATTTAATTTGTTCATATACAATGTTCGACAATCTTTCAGCATCGTTAACATCAAGGTCGTGCCCAAACTCATCATATACATATTGCATAGTATCTATATTTTCTATAATTGTGTCAGCACAATTCAACACTTTATCTCTAATGTTATGCACCTCTTTGGCTTCTCCTTCGCAGGTGTTTAGTTTTACTTTCATATTATTTATATTTAAAATTGTTATACTGCAAACATAGACAGAATTTTTTTTCCCAATGTTATGGTAATGTTAAGAAATTGTTTTATATTTGTATTGGTTATTTAGTTAATCTTTTTCATTTATTGGTTTTAATTATAGGAATACCCTGTCGAAAGATAGGGTATTTTTTTTATACCTATTAAATTCACAGATATGAAACAGAACAATACAGGGGGTGTTAAATTCACAGGAGACTATTTTGATGAGGCGATAGAGTATGCACAAGAAAAAGAAAACACCCCTATTGAATTCACAGAGACACCTATCAAATTCACAAGAAAGCAAACACCTGTTTACAGTGGAGTGCTTAATTATTTCCCTGATGCGATAAGAGAAGTCGCTCAATGTTCTTATATTGGAAATCAGCAACACAATCCTGATAAACCTTTGCACTGGGATAGAAGTAAATCTGGCGATGAATTAGATGCACTAACTCGCCACTTACTTGAGGCAGGTACAATAGATACAGATGGAGTGCGCCACTCAGCTAAAGTTGCGTGGAGAGCTCTTGCTAATCTACAGAAAGAGATAGAGAAGGATAAAAGCTCAAATTAGGGCGTTTAAATTCACAAAGGTATCTGGGTATCACTTGAGCGGAGAAGTGCTCTTAAACCCCAAAATGCAAGGCTTAAAACGCCTGTTATCACTTTATAACATACATACCTTTTGGAATACTGCGAGTGAGTAGGTATTGAATTGCGTACCGACTTCCGTCAATGCTGTGATTCCAATTATCCTGTGGAATACTACCCTTTAGCTTCCAAGCATAATTATTGAACTCCTTAATTGTATTGATAGATTCTTTATCTACAATAATATCGTAGTCTTGCATTAGAGCGATTCCTGTCAATATACTACCCTTCTTCTTTATCGTTGGCGTTATATTGAGTCCTTTAGTCTTCAGTTCGCTTATCAATCGAGGTTCACTGTTATCGCACACTATAAGCTGTTTTCCTGCGATTCTACGGCACATCTCGAATATGTTGGAGGTTGACATACCTGCCTTGTAGAAGTGCTCTCTAATCCATATTATTTTGCGTGTCTTGTCTATTGCAATTTCAGTTAAAACTGAGGGGTCTGTGGAAAATCCGAAATCCAAGCCGAAGATTGTATCTTGATTGTTATCGAACTCTCCAATGCGCCAGTGAGTAAAGATAACTCCTTCAGCTCTATCTAACCAGCCACCTAATATCTGGTGCTTATATTTATCTGGTCGTCTTGTTCTCATATCCTCTACTTGCGCCACAAATGATTCAGACAAGTGTTTCTTATTATCTAAGTATGTAGTGTGAACGTAATTCACATTCTCCTTCTCTCCATTGTGCCCATCAGGAATACCTCTGTTCTGAAAGAACCTCTGATATATCCAGTGTTCTTTTGTGGTAGGGTTTAGAATTAATATACATCTGTTCTGCGTACCCATCGCCCTTACAGAGTAATCTATCTTATCAAATGATTCTTCGTCTGTAAGCTCCTCCGCCTCATCCAATACAAACGTAGTAACACCTTGAATGGACTTTAGCTTTGCAGTTTGGTCTCCACTGGCTGTTTTGATACCACTGAAGAATATACTACTCCCTGTAAGATTGTTTATGATTTCAGTCTTTGTGACAGTAAAGTTACCGCCAATACCCATAAGGTCTAACTTCTCCAGAAACTCTGGTATAATCGACATACTTGCTGAAGTCATCGTATATCGAGTAAAAAGTATCTTATGCCCTTTTTCGTAAGTGAGTAATACTAAGAACGTATTTACTGCAAAAGACTTTCCGCTACCTCGCCCACCAGTACAGATATGGTATCTGGATTGAGACTTAAATAACGAATGATACTTTGGATTAAGATTAACATTCTTCATTGTTCATCCATAGGTAAAAGGCTACAGAACGAACACTGCTCCTCACATCTACTTCCATTTATATCGTGTTCAATACAATCGAACTCGTTTTCTTTTCTATTACTGAAGAATGGAGAATAACTATTCTTTATCTTTTTTGCCATCGTCTTGTATTTCAGCGTCAATATCAATAGTTTTCTCTGGGTCTAAGAATGAGATTACAGGAATGTTAACCTCCTGCTTCACATTCAAATCTTTTTGCTCTTTTGGCTTACCATACTTGTACTCCCATAACAGGCGTAAATGTGGGAAGGAATCTTTACTCATATTCGCAAGAGCTTCCCACGCTTTCTTCTCACTACCAAAGGCACGTTTCATTGAACCAAGAGCGAAGTTCTTTATCTCCTCTTCTTTCGCTTTTGGCTTACGCCCTTGTCCTCTGGATATACCTTTGACCGCTCCATTATTTCTGCGCCCATCGGAATACTTGACGTGCTCTTCTTTTACAATCGTTGGTTTGTTTGTCGGTTGTTGTTTAGGTGTTGGCTTTGGCTTTGGTTTAGCTTTCGCCTCAGCTTCTTTACGTTTCTTCTCAGCTAACCATTTTTGAGTCTTAACACTGATAACTCCCTGTTTCTTAAACTCTTGCTCTTCAGACATACACCATCTTTAATTAAAGTAACTACTTTTTCTCTTCGGTGTTTTCTTCTTTGGGCAGCTTATCAATTATCGCCTGAATCATCATATAGAGATTAGAAGTAGCTTTTTCTAAATTAGCTATTCTTTGAGCCTGAGTCCATTTCTTCTGTTTCATTCGTGAGTTACTATATTAGAGTTATAGATTACTGTCTGTTGATTACGAGGTTTTATCTCTTTCTTAGCAACCTCCACAAGCATACGGAGCTTTTGAGTTATCTGCTCAACCTTATCTTTAGGTAGGTCATCAATAATATCAGATATATCCTTACACTGTCTTACAAGTTTTCTTTGCGCCCTCAGTTTAGATTCAAGTATTTTATTCTTTAAGTACACATCTGAAATAGCATCGTTCTGCAAACTAATTTCTCTTGTGTAATCATTTAGTATAGAGTGAAATCTATCTCTCAACCATTCGTCTTGTTCAAATATATTATCAAACTTATTGATTGCACTTAATATAGTGGCGTGATTCTTTTTGAACATCTTACCTATCTTACTATAACTATGTTTATGAAACTTCTTTAGAACCTTATACATAATCATTCGTGCATATACATATTTTCTTTGCCTCGTTTGCTTCAATGGGTCAGCTTTGCAGTGCTGTTGTGTTATATCTCTTAATGTATCAAAATCAGTATTCATCTAACTCTTCTTTAAATAGAACGTAAGCATTCGATAGCCCTTGACAAGCCTCATAGTTCTCCT